GCGATCCGCCAGAAACTATCGGTGCATTTTTAATTATGTAGTGATCTTGTGAACCACCAGTTACTGAAGATGTAATAAATACATCTGCATTTATTGTTGATGTTGTTGTGTTGGCTAAACGAATAGAAATGATTGCATCATCAGAATTACTTGTGTGTACTATTGTTGCTGATGTTCCTACTGAGTTTAGACCGTATCTTTCAAAATCTTGTGCCATAATGTTTATTTACTACAAGGCGATTGACATTGCAACCACGAAACCTGCAGATACTCCTCCTGTTACTGTTAATGCTCCATTACTAGCTAGTGTTGCATCTCCTGATACAGCCACTTCTTGATAACTTGTGCCATCTCCAACTAGTATTTTTCCTGAAGTATTATCAGGCATTTTAAATAATGTACCTACCGTCAGGTCTCCCATAGTAGATAAATTTGAATTAATTTTGTTACCAATGTTTGTAGCATGATTACCCATGAATCCATGCGAAGAACATTGATAATATAAAATATTAGGTGTTTCTGAGTCTACAGCTATTTGTGTATATGCACCGGATGATCCAGCTGTACCATTTGTAGTTACACCTGTTGTATATGCTGTAGTTTTATCTGCTTCTAAATAAAAACGTAAAGGGTGTCCTGAGTTACTAGAATCAGATTGATCAAATCTATAGTAATATTTTGCACTTGAATCCGCACCAGAAAATCTTAATGCCGGTGATTCTAATCCATCTAAAAAGTATGCATTACTACTAGAACTTCCACCTGATGGATAAGGGTGACTACTTGTTTTAGAACCAACTTTAACAGTAATTATTTTTGGCGCTGATGAAGAACCATATTCTTCTGGATTTGGTAAACCTATCTTTGAACCTGGTACAGTACAAAAAACTTCTTTTGAACTAGAACTAAAGCTTACAAGACCGTCACTGTTAGAACTGGAGATAACGTAAGTTCTAGCAAGTGTGCTTGCACCAGAGTTTAAAGTTCCAAAACCAACTTCAAAGTTATTTGTTCCATTTTCAAAGATACAGTAATAAGTGGTGTTGTCTCCACCAATACCTGCAGCAAAAGTTTCAAAACCAGTTACCGCTCCACCGAGTGTTAGAGTACCCGTTCCTGAAGTTGTAGAAGTTTCTTTAACCCTATCGTTTAATTTAAACGCCATATTTAATTCCTATTACGATGTTAAACTAATAATCGCATTTGATGGTGTACTTGGATCAGGGAATACAATAGTGAAGTCACCATTGGTTGCTGTCTTTGTTCCACCAAAATCTAAAACTACACACAACTTATCTGATTTACTATCATTGTATATTGCACCAAATGCAGCTGCGAAAGTTGCACTTGAATAAGTTAGATTATCAAAATCAACTGTCGCTGTTCCTGTTCCAGTTACAACGGCTTGGTTTTGTAATACTTTACCTGCAGTAACATAATTACTACTACCACCTGAACTTACTTCATTAGTAGTATCGTACACTGTGCTTGATGTTGTGTAAGGATTAGATGTGTACAATGGTAGTTTAAAGCTATCACCGCCGTTCGCAAAATTATGCGTTCCTGAAAGTAATTCGCTTTTAAAACTGTGTGGTACTATATTTGCCATATTTTATCTCCTTAGTATTTAGATGGTGGCTCTGATCTTATAGGAGTACGAATAGCACCATCTTGATATTCGTCTCTACGTCTTCTACCTTGTTGTTCAATAGAATACGATTGCATAGCTCTTCTAAAAGAAGCTTCATAGTATTGTAGCATATCTGCTGGTCCTTTCAAGTATCCATATGCCTCCACTAAGCATGCATACAATAATAAATCTTGATATTTATTAGACACATAAGTTCCTACATTTGAAGCTGGATTTGCTGTTGTTGGCAAAGTTGTGCTTGTTATGCTTACTGGTTGTTTTACGTATGCCAAAGTTATTTCAAAATTTGAGTTAGGAGTAGGGGCCACCAACCAAAAATTAGCATCCCAATTTCCATAATATTTAGGAAGACCCGAAGCTGTTCCCGGTGTGTTATAAAACTCAGACATAAAACTAGTATCTCTTTTCTGTAAATATGTTTGATTACCTGATGCGTCTTTTAATTGTACATATCTAATTATTCTTAAATCGGAGGGAATAGTTACATATCTATTTCCACTAATTAATGTTGAAGTTGCATAAAATCTGTTATCATCAGAGTCAGATTCTCTATAAATTCTATTTTCAGCGTTTTTAATAATTGTATCTAATACGGTATCAGATAAGACACCACTATCTACTTCTGTATAATCTCTAATATTTGTTCTTAAATTATCTAAAGTATATGCCATATTATGGTGTTAAAGTTACTGGTCCTGCAGTAACCGTCATCCCTCCTGAATTTTCTGTAACAGATGCATTAACTCCTAATGCAAAAGTATAATTATTTGTTCCTGTAACAGTTATACTAAATCCTGATGCATTTTCAAATGTAGAAATAGATACTCCACCGGGAGATCCTTGCACATTTCTAAATCTAACAGTATCACTTGTGCTTCTGCCATGACTAGGTTCTGTAACTGTTACTGTTCCACTTCCTGATGTTAAAGAAAAAGGATCTCCAGGTAATAAATTTTGTGTAGCTGGCTCTGTTCTCGCGGGTCTTGCATCTTGTAATCCTTGAGGATCACCTCTGTGTGTCTTAGGTTCTAGTTGTGGATGTTTTTCTTCAAACTCAGATACATGAACTCTTGATCCATTCCACTCTTTAACCATCTCTTTGTATGGAAACTCCATACCAGATCTATCAGATATAAATTTTGCATTTTTTCCTCTACTTAGATTTGCCATTATACACTCGGATAATAAGTTTTAGGAGTTATAAAAGAACTAGAGGAAGAACCATCTTCATTTAAAGCTCTTTGTAACTCATCTTCATATAACATTTTTAAAACTTGTATTCTATCTGGAGCATATTTTTGAGCTAAATAATACGCTAAACCAGCTATCATGCATGGAACAAATCTATACGGTACATCTGCATCGTTAGTATAATCTCCTGCATCTTGAATTCTTTTAACATAATAATAATTTAATTTTTTCCCTGCTTCATCGCTTCCAGGTGTTAGATATAAAGTTATCGTAACTCTGTCTATGAGCCTTTGAACATAATATTGTGTAGGAACACCTGTATCAGTTTTATTTGAAAGAGCTTGATATGCAGATCTATTTATTTTTGTTAACGGAAAATCTACATTATCAGCGTTTCTAAAAGATGCCTCTAATACATCATCTACTCCATAAACAGCAGTTGCACTTGATGTACCATCAGATGTTGATCTAAACATCGTATAAACATTTTGATTATTAACTAGTGTTATGTCGTTGTTTGCAATTTCCCAATAATGTAGTCCTCTATTAGACCACTCTTGAAAAATAATATTTAAAGATCTTCTAGCTGATTTTAATTGATATCCACTTACGCCTTGAATACCTATTCTTTCATAAGATTCCTCTACAATATCTGCAATAGAAAATCCTTTTTCGAACGTTGCTGTTCCAGAAGTTGTATTAGCCATTTAAGATCCTATTTGTCTATGATGACAGTTACCGTTGCAGCTGATATAGCAGAAACAGTCATACCACCTTCAAATACAATTCCGTCTTCTGCAAGATTATATGCAAATACATCTCCTGCTGGAACATCTACTTGAAATTGTGTTACTGAGTTTCCGTCTTGTAAAGTAACTGAACCTGCAGAACCTGTTGAGGCTAAAATAATTCCTCTTAATCTAGTTCTTCCTGCAAATACAGAACCTGTTGTTGTTTTTCTAACTGCTCTTACATCTGATTTCATTTAATTCTCCATTAAATTTATGTGGGCCCGAAGGCCCACATTAAATTAATTATTAACTTAAGTTATTGTTTTGTAGATATAATACAGTTGCAGTTGCTGCACCAGCAGAGGCTGCTGATCCTGACTGATTATATGTAGCTACAACGCTAACATCAGAAGTCCCAATATCAATTAAATTTCCTATTTGAGATACATCTGAGGTTGCTAAAACTCTAGCTTGCGATCCTGCTGCTAAAGCATCAGCAAATTTATCAGCTGTAGTTCCATCTCCAAAATCAATAGTGTTAGTAGTACCTGCATTAAAAGCAGTCGTAACATCTAAAGTAATTTGAAAAATTTGGCTGTTTGCTGGTAATGTTGCAATAGTAGTTGTACTACCATTTGCACCAAAAACAATATTAGCTGATTGAGCCATTAATACGAAACCAGTGTTTGCACTAGCTCCTTCTCTTATCGTTCCCGCTTTTACCGGTCCCGAAAATGTAGTTGTTGCCATAATTATCCTCCTAGTTTTCCGAACGTAGTCTCTAGGCCGTCGACTATACTCGTCTACGTTCTAATATTTGTATAGTGATAAGTTTATATATTAGATTTACGCAGAGCGCAAGAGGGCGTGTAATGTGGATTGATTTTTTCCAACGATGTAGCTTTTTATTAAGTAGCTACAGAAACTTCAGGTGCAGCTTCATCTATCTTAATTTGCATATGCTCTTTTTGAGCTTCTGCAAGTTTAATATGGCTAATTACGTCTCTGACTTTTCTGTCAATCTTAACCATATTGAGAGTGTATCTACCCTCTTTAAGATGCTCCTGCTCCCATTCGAGATCCAGACCCTTTTTCTTCGTGTAAAGGTCGTTTAGATGTTGCATCATGTTCTCCATCTATAACCTCCTCATAGGTTATACGTTTTACCCTGGGATCATTCATTTCTCCAAGATATTCCCATTTTATATCAGATTTTCCTAATCTGTCAACTATAGCATTTTCTATATCAATGGGTGAATCGATGCATGTAATTTGAAAATCGGCGTGCATTTGATATGCAAAAATTTGAACTCTGAATTTTGTTGGTTGCATTTTTCCTTTCTATTTTACAAATGAGGCGGGATTGTGTCCCGCCTCAAATTATTTAGTATTAAGCACCTGGTGATGCAAAGATACCTCTGAAGTCAGATACTCCAAACGAATATCTTTCTCTAGCTTTGTATCTTACGTTACCAGTATCGAAGTCACCTTCCATTGCAGTTTTGATAGGTGATCTGTCAAAGTACTTCATACCATTTGGTACGTCAGTGATAATGTAAAACGCATCTGGATCAGTTAGGAAGTTATTAATCACATAACCTTGTGGTAACATTCCCATTGACGCTATTGCGTTGATGTCATTATCAGCTGTTCCAACTCTACCTTGAGATTTCATTAATCTCTCAGCCGTGAACTGAAGCTCTGAAGGAATAATCATTTTCATTCCTCTTGCAGCAATTTTTAGACCTCTTTCGTCTGTCATTGCAGCAATGTCAATCATTGATTGTTCCAACGAAGTTTCGTTCAAGTCTGCAGCAGTTGTTAAAGTGTTTTTAACAGTTCCAGCTACAGTTGGGTGAGCAGTGTTGAATAGTGTTACACCATCACCTGATTGGAAGCTTCCAGACGGTAAACCGTTAATTAACGGACTTACAGCTTTGACTTGCTTTGTGTTTGCCATGGATCTAGCTAATGCTTTTGTATATCTGCTAGCCAGTCT